CCACAAATGCACATACAACATTTCCTGAATATCCTGAACCAATTAAACGTAGGTGCGATGCTATTAAGGATGAAGAAATAGCTAAGGCTCTATGGGAAACAAAAGGTTTACAGGCAACAGCAGCGTTAAGATTGGGGTGTAGTCCCTCTCTTCTTGCGGATAGAATTAAGACATCGCCGTACTTGCAAGCTGTAAGGGCTGATGCTAGAGAGGTGAGAATAGATAGAGCTGAGTTAGGTCTCGACTTTAAAATAGAAGAGAAAGACGTTAAAGCAATCATGTTTTTTTTAACCACGATAGGAAAAAGCCGAGGATATGTACAAGAAGTTCAGACTCCCGCTACTAAAACCGATGTCGAACAAGCCCTCGCTAAAATCAAAAACACATCGAAGGAGCTGGTAGATGATAAAAGCTCCTCTGGATGAATTCGTAGAATATCACCAAGATCCTGTTTTACGCTTAAACACTTTGTACTACATAGTGGACAAACGCGGCGCTAAGGTTCAATTTAAATGGAACTGGGCTCAAGAGGAACTTTACCGCAACATGTGGTATTGCAATATAGTTCTTAAAGCGCGTCAGCTTGGTATATCCACGTTTATATGTCTGCTATTTCTAGATAGGTGCTTATTCAATGACAACGTAGCAGCGGGTATCATTTGCCACACCCGGGAAGATGCAGAGCACATGTTCAAGCGTGTTAAAGTCGCCTACGATAACTTGCCTGGGTTTATAAAAGAGGATGTTCCTGCTACAGTAGACAGCGCTCGCGAGTTAATATTCAAGAATGGAAGCTCCTTACGTGTTGGTACTTCAATGCGTGGATCAACCCTTCAATACCTACACATTTCAGAATTTGGTAAAATTTGCGCTAAGTATCCTGATAAAGCGGCTGAGGTGATCTCCGGTTCTCTTAACACTCTAGAGGCAGGGCAATACGTTTTCATTGAGTCTACAGCAGAGGGTAGATCAGGATATTTCTATGATATATGCAAGAAAGCCGAAGACATGAAAAAGCTTAAAGCAGATTTATCAAAGTTAGACTTCAAGTTTCACTTTTTTCCATGGCATAGAGAGCCTGGATATCGTATAGGATCTCCTATCATCATTCAGGATGAGATGCTGGAATATTTCGAGTCGCTGAAAAGTAGAGGTATTGATCTGGATGAGCAGCAGAAGTACTGGTATTGCGCTAAGTTCTCTACTCAGGGCGATGAGATGATGAAGGAGTATCCCTCTACGCCTGATGAAGCATGGGAACAGTCCAACGAAGGATTGTATTACGGTAGATGGATGAGCGCAGCTAGGCTAGAGAAGCGTATCTGTTTCGTTCCTTATGATGAAGAACTACCAGTGCATACGGCTTGGGATTTGGGGTATAACGATTCAACGGCAATATGGTTCGCACAGATCTTAAACAAAGAAATCAGGTTGATAGACTACGTTGAAGGAAGCGGGGAAAGTTTATCGCATTGGCTCGGAGTGGTGAAGAATAAGCCTTATGTGTACGACAAGCATCTAGCTCCTCATGATGTTGCTCTACACGAGTATAGCACGGGGACTAGCAGACAATCATTCGCTCGTAAGATGGGCATCAATTTTATTCCAGTGCAAAAGACCTCGATTATCAGCGGTATAGATGCAGCGCGCGGTATGCTAAATCGGTGCTGGTTTGATGAAAAGAAATGTGCGGTTGGAATAAAACATCTAGATGCGTATAAAAAAGAATGGGATGACAAACATGGATGCTGGAGAAGTCAGCCGCTTCACAACTTTGCGAGTCATGCTGCGGACAGTTTTAGAACTCTAGCAGTCGGTATGCCTTACTTGACGGGTCCCAGAAGAGTAGACTCTACAACAATCGGTGGAAGATCAGTGACTAGCCACTTACAACAAACGGGGTTTAGATGAAAAAGATTAGCATATTAGCAACTTTAGCAGGATTAGCCCTTTCAGGCTGCTCACTTTTCGAACCAAAAAAAAGCGAAACAGAGTACATAACCGAAGAAGTGCTCAAAGCTGGTAAAGGAATCGACATAAAAATAGAGCCTATACAAGAACCAGCTAAGTAACTTACAAAATGACTATCCGATACACATTGCTTTCCTAAGACTATAAGTCTAGATTGTCGGGTGCGTTAGGGATCGTGTTCGACCTCTAAATGCTAACTATAGGAAATAATATGTGTAATGATCATATGGATAGTAATACAAGCGGGTGCTGTGGCTGTGTTGGCCCAGAAGGCCCGCAAGGCGTTCCAGGTATCCAAGGCCCTCAAGGGATTCAAGGCATGAATGGACATGAAGGCCCACAAGGGGTAATGGGTCCTCAAGGCCCGCAGGGATTACAGGGTATTCCCGGTAAAGATTGCGAGCATAAAAAGTGCGAGTGTTGTGATAGGTATTTAAACGTTTACTCTTCAATTGCTCAGGTAATAGGAGCGTATTCTTCGGCAACGGATACGGTTGTTTTTGATAAACAAAACATTGTTTCTGTTGGAGATTTTGATCTCTCCATGACTCACATCACGGGGGATATTAAGTTTCTAAAACATGGTATTTACCACATTTCGTGGCAATTACAGGCAAGTATTACAAACCCTATGCCTAGCCCTATACCTTCATGGTCATTTGGTTTTTGGGTAAATGGGGTTCTTGTCCCAGGTAGTATATATTCAGGATTTACTCAATCACCTGATGATGACGCATGCCATAGTAGTGGAGAAGTTCAAATTGAGGTGATGGCTGGTGATTTGTTAAGACTTAGAAATACTTCTATTTCTAGTGTTGATTTAGACCCAGCGGTAAACGGCTCAATATTCCCGATTACAATTGCATCAATAAATATTGAGTGCCTAAAAGCTCTCGCATAAGTAAAAAGGGGGAAAGCGTTTTGCTGACCCCCTTCTTTTTTGTAAGTGATTGATATTCTAAGTATCGCATAGCACGCAAAAACCACACTTGATTCGAAATTAAACCTTCTGTATAAAAAAGTTTTACAAGGAGGTTCCATATGGATAACATTCCTAATGTACAAGCAAGAGCGAGAGTCGATTTAGATGATTCTTGTAACTGCTCATGTTGCATGTTCCCTTGGAAAAGAAGGACTCCTGCTGTTACTAGAGAGGACTCTAAAGAGTTAGAAAAAAAAGTACAGCTGATCGTTACTAAAAGTTTAGAAGAATTAAGGGGATCTCCCAACATAAAAAAAGAGGGCTAATTGTCCTCCTTAACACATTCTTTATTTCAAGTATTTTATCAAGGATAAGCTGAATTTTCCTCAAGAATACGAGCTAAAAGATTGAATTAATAAAATATTTGATATATATCACGGGCAACTTAATGTTGTGAGGTATATACGTCTTTCTTTTACCCCCCTTGGAATAATGCCTTGGAACCAAGCCAGGGCAACGTCAGACAATGGTTAGATAATTTATATTCAAAATTTCAACCAATTGAGCAATCTCGTTGGAATCAGAGCAACATCGACACGCTTTTTTATGCTGGTTCACAGACGTTTATAAATCGCTACTTCAACTTCAATCCATCTATTGGGCAAAGCCAATTTTATTTCAATTTGCTCCAGCAACCGATCAACATGGTGACAGGTTATCAGCGTCAACACCGTAAACAAATTAATTATTTGCCAGCTGAGGGTGCTGACTCCAAGACGACCGATCAGTATACGAAACTCATGACCCATATCTGCAACACAGAAGGGATTCATGAGCAATTTTCACGTGCGTGCGAGCAAGCTGCAATTACTGGTATGGTTCTTCTTCAACCTTATTTGGATTACACTAGTGATGATCAAGCACAAGGTAGTTTAAAATTAAAAGTATGGGAATACAATTCGTTCTTGATTGATCCTTACTTTCGTTCAATGGATGCTAGTGATGCTCAATTTGTATGGTGCCAAGAATATATCAGCAAAAAAGAGGCAGAAAGCCGATTTCCAGATAAGCTAGATAAAATCTCACCAATGGCAGGTACTCCACAACGTTATGGGTCATTTTATTTCCTTCCTGAGAACTACAATATGGCCCGTAACGACCTCATGGTACTTTCCTATGTATGGTACAAGTGGAAACGTAAGAAGAAACGCCTTTATAGCCCAAAGCGCAATCAATTCTTTGATTTTGCGGGTGGGGAAGAAAACTTAGAACAAATATTGTATGCGATTAATGACTTGCAAGAGGTAGAGGTAGAAGTCCCGTGTTGGAAACTTGCGGTAGTTCTAAACGATCAATTAATGTTTCAAGGAGAGAATCCGCTGGGATTTGATGGGTGTCCGTTCATTCCGGTGATCTGGAACTATGAGCCTCACATCAATTATTATGACCTTAGGGTACGTGGTCTTGTCCGTACTATGCGTGATAGCAATTACCTTCTTAATCGTCGTATCATTATTAATCATGATATTTCAGAGGCTACTATCAATGCTGGTTGGAAGCGAAAGGTGGGAGCAGTCGGAAATGAGGATAATCTCAAGAAATCGGGACAGGGATGGGACATAATCATCAATGACGGTTACGAACTAACCGATGTTGAAAAGATTATTCCTTCGGCTGTTCCAGAATCTGATATGGCTCTTGCGGATCAGTTACAACAGTTGATTTTCTCTACCTCTGGAGTCAATTTAGAGAACTGGTCAGCTCAAGACCAAGTCCAAGCATCATCTTTAACCGTAATGTTAAAACAAGCTGCTAACTTGATGGTATTGCAGAAATATTTTGATCAATGGGATCTGAGTCTAAAACTTCTAGGTGAAAGGCTTCTTCAGATTGTTCTTAATAACTGGAATGCTGAGAAAGTAGCTCTGATGATCGGTGAAGAGCCAACACCACACTTCTACAGCAAAATATTCGCTAAGTTCCAAGTAATCGTTGAGGAAGGGCTTCTTACTCCTACTCAGAAGTATCAAGAGTATCAGCAATGGATTGACCTTAATCAACAACTTGGCGGAATTATACCTCCTGCTGAAATTGCTAAGCGTGCGCCTATTCAAGGCAAGCAAGACCTTGAGAAGATTCTGGCTCAACAAGCTGAGCAACAGCAGATCATGCAGCAAGAGCAAATGCACTTACAACATGCGGTGGAAGATGCAAAACTTAAAGAACTATATTCAAAAGCTATGCTTAACATTGCGAATGCGCGCGAGAGACATAGTAGATCAGATAGTAATATCGGTCTTTTCGAAGAAAGATTAAGCATGATTCAAAAAAACGAGGCTTTATCTACCGAAGCTAAGATGAAGGCTATTACGGCTATGATGGAGGCTATTGAGAAGTATGGGTATGTTGAGTCCATGTTGGCTCAGTCCAATATTGAATCATTTGATTATGTGCAAGATATGCAAGTTCAGAGAGATAAAATGGAGGCCAAGCAAATGTCTTCCGGAAATGAATTTGTTGCTAAATTGCTTGGGCAAATAGGATCTATAGGAAATCAGCCACAGACAGAGCAGTCTGCTTCACAATAAAACGATAAGATGCTAAAATACCTTCTGTAAATGGAGGTATTTGTGTATAGAAATTGTAAATATTGTGGGACACAGTTTGAAACATATGATAAGCGTGTATATTGCAATGACCATTGCTCTCAAAAATATTCTCAGTATGCGAGAAAAAATAAAGATCCAAAAAAGTATCGTGAATATTTAGACCGTCAAAACAAAAAAAGAAGGGATGAGGTTAGAAGAAAAAGAAATATTCCGCTCGATACTCCATGTTTGATCCCGCAAAGAGGAAGGGGATGGAAGATGAAAGATGGATATAAACAAGTTATGGATAAATCTCATCCAAACGCAGCTAAATCCGGCTATATTATGGAACATGTCGTAATTATGTCAAAACTTTTGGGGCGTCCTTTAAGCGATGATGAGACAGTTCACCATAAAAATGGCATTAGAGATGATAATCGTCCGGAAAATTTAGAATTATGGTCACATTCTCATCCATATGGTCAGAGAGTGTCAGATAAAATCGCGTGGTGCATAGAATTCCTCGTGTCTTATAACTATGAAGTTCAGGGCCCTCAACAATAAACTTGCGAATCAAAATTTTAATGATATAATTGGTTCATAAGTTTACAGGCTTTAGGAGGCCAAAAATGGCAGGCAGAAGAATAGATGACCACTCAGCGTGGATGGGGTCAAAACCTCACGGTTCAGTACTTCCACATGGTGCTAAAATGAAAGAGGTCCCTTCAGCGGATGGTGCTGGATCATTACCTCACTATGAAGATACCAACGAAACTATCGTTGCTCAACAGAAGATGGGTGTGTCGAAGGCACATTCTCATAAGATGAAAGAAGGGTACAGACACTAATAGGAGGAGCCATGGATCATGGTTTTAAGAATCCTATTGCGCCTAAGAAGAAAACTGGCTTCCATAAGTATCGTATCAACTTCAAAGCTCCTTCTTATGATGATAGGAATAATATTTCTGCTGGCGATAGCTATGGAACTGGTTTCCGTAATCCTGTTGGAAAAGACAAAGCCAGAAGTGGTGGAGTTGTCCCGATGGGAAGGGTAAAAACTATGAAGGATGACCACCTAGCGTGAGCAAAGCACCAAGACAAGCCCATACTTCGAATGCTAAAAAGGGTATGGGCGATTATTACGGTACTGGATTAAGAGCAAAGATCGGTGAAGTCCGTGAAGATACCGTAGGTTATAAAAAAATATCCAAAAAAGGGCTCAAGACTCCTCCAAAAACGGTGTGTTAATGAGTGCAATATCTGGGCCAATAGCCCCTGAATCAAATCCTCCCATCCAACCTTACTTCTATCTTCCGGGGCTGTTTTATATAACGGCCCTTTCCTTGGGTGTAGCAACTACTGTTACTACGAATGTTGATCATAATTATGTGATAGGTCAAGAGATAAGACTTTTGATCTCTCAGCCTTATGGAACTCGCCAGGTGAATAATCAGACGGGTTTTGTAATAGGCATACCTGCTCCCAATCAAGTATTGGTGACAATAAACTCTACAAATGCAAATGCTTTTGTAGCTTCTCCGGTTTTTCCAGGCAATACAATGCCTCAAATTGTTCCAGTAGGTGACATAAATACTGGTCTTATCAGTTCTACAGGGCGTTCTTTGCCTACGACAACCATACCTGGTGCGTTTGAAACTATTTCTCCTGTATCGACTACATGGTCTGGGCAATAATTAAATAGACATTTGACATTCTCTAAAAAGAATAGTATATCGTGATTAAAATTTTAAATTACTCACGAGGATCTATGTCTGAAAAACCTAAAGTTTCCCACTCGCTAGCTCAAAAAGAGTTAGATAACGCAGAAAAGCAATTTGATAAGTTCGATGCAGATGTTAAAGAACTTACATTGGATAGAATGAGGGCTGCTCCTAAGCATGAATCTGAGCCAATCACTACTCATTCAGACAGAGAACTTAAAAAGACTGCAGATTTATACTTAAAGCCTTCAAGAAGCATCAACAATCATCAAAAGTTTAATGAGAAGTTCCGTTCTGCTTACGAGTTTGATAAAGAATATGTTTGTTTCATAGCTGATCACAAAGAGAGTCCTGGTGACAAGATAGAGGTTTGGACAAGAAAATATGGGGGAACTCCCGCGGAATTCTGGGAAGTTCCTACTGGAAAGCCTGTTTTTGGTCCTAGATACTTAGCTGAGCAGATTGCATCGTGCTCTTATCACAGATTGAAGACTGAGGATAACATCATGACTGGTGGTGACCAGAATATGAGATATCATGGTTCTTTAGTGGTAGATACTACTGTACAAAGGCTGAATGCTACTCCACACAATAAAACAAGAACAAGTGTATTTGGGGGAGCGTTTTGAACTTTCTAAGCGATGTAATCACATATGTTAGAAGGTTGATAAAAACGCCGTCTAATGCTTCTATAAGCGATTCTTTGATTATTGATTATATCAATAGATTTTGGATCATGGACGTAGATGCACGCCTACAACTTTTTGATCTTAAAACTAAGTATCAGTTTCAGACTACTCCGGGTATAGATCAATATAATATGCCTCTTTATGATGTGCAAACAGAACAAGGTGCGCAAAATATTGGGATGTATCCTGTATATCAAGGTTTTGAAGGACCTGCTTTTATAAATGGGATTCAAGTGCCATTTTATACGCAAAGAAGCGCATTCTTTAATCTATGGCCGAACTATGTACAGTCTTTAACAACTGCAGCGGTAGGTGACGGAACAGCAGGTCCGTATACTATTTACATGGCTAATTCGCCTGTGGTTCCTGGTTCTCCTAATCCTCAACCTAGTGGTATTTTAGCGGGACATGTGGACATGGCTGGTATTATTGCTACAGGAATGAATGTTGATCCTCCTCTTTCAACAGTGTTTAATACAAGTATTCCCGTTACAAGTGTAAATCCTGCTATTACTATTACTTCTACGGATGCGATGGGGGCAAATGTAATAGTTACAGATTCTGGGCAGTTCTTGGCGTCTAATCAAAACTACGGTCTCTTAATGTCTCCGGGGACTGCGCCTTTTGGAAATACTTCCCTGGGCACTTATAGCACAACATCCAATACGATCAACTATCAAACTGGTG